CTGTAGTAGCAGTTTTACCAGCTAAACTAATATTAAATGTTCCTATAATTTTTTCATTATAATCTCCAGCATCACCAAGAGTAGCTCCAGTATCAATATTATTTCCAATATTATATAACGATGTAATTTTAGTATCACTTAATGTTTTATTAAAAATACGTAGATCATAATATTTTACATCAGTTTTTAATGTTATCGCATCATTATCATAATTAAACGTATAATCACTAATACTAACATTTGTTGAAAACTTAGTTCCATTAACATATACTAATGTTATAAGTTGATTTAAACCAATAATTACAATATGATTATACTGTCCAACATCTAAGGTTACGTCAGAAACACTATCACTATTTATAGATATACTATTAGTTCCTATAGTTACTTTAATATATTCATTACTATTAGATGTATTAAATACTTTAAAAATTTCACCAGATCCTTGACACCATAATGAAATAGTAAAATCATTTTCTAATTCCTGAATAATATTTTTATTAATGGTAGTTATCCCTGATCCTGCACATTTCATATGTTTAGTAATAGCTACTTTAGTTACATCCGTATTAGTATCATAATTAGTTTGTTGAACACCATAATTTTTTAATTTATCAGTTTCATCAAACATATACCATAAATTTGGGAATGACATATCAACATCTTCAACGAATTCTGATCTATTTTTAATATTATTAATACTTTCATTTCCTTGAAGAGTTTTATTTTCAATATATTTCTTAGTAGTTACGGGTGTATCTGTTTGATACCCCTTAAACAAACGAGAAATAAATGACATAGGGCTTTATTTAGTTCTTAACTAATAGCAAGAAAAAAACAATATTATAATAGACATATTAAGGTGTGTTGCATATAATCAACAAATTTCATATACAGTTTTTAATTTATACTATAGATGCGAAAGCTATACCTTTTTCATATTCTTCATTTACTACACTAGTTATAAATGTTAATTGTATATTCTATATTACTAGAATCAAATAAAATATAATTTTTTCATATATTTTATTAAAAAAAATAATTGAAATAATATATGGTAAATGTATTATATTAACAAACAACAGTGCAAGGTATATTATGTTTCTTACACATTTCACGCATAGCACCACAAGTGCGATCATTTACTTCTTCAACTGGTTCTTCATTGTCAATAACTAATATTGTAGGAAAGCTATGAACATTATATTTATCTGCATTTGCTTTACCTTGATCATCCTCATCTACAATATATTTATGACATCTTTCTGTTTTTGTTTGAAAACTTTGCCAAACAGGATCAAAATCGTGACAATGTGGGCAAGTTGATAACGAATAGTAATGAATTTCTTTTCCAGATGAAAATAGTTCTTTTTTACCCATAGAATAACATATAAGTACTATAAATAAAACTGTAATAAATATAGCAATAATAATTAAAAGTTTATTGCTTATAATATTGGGTTTAGCATTTTTCATTTTACTTAATATCCATATAAAAATACTTTATAATAAGAAAAATATGTCTGAAACTATAACTTTAGCAACTTTTAAAGAAGTATATTTACTAATTGATGAAAATCCCGATGTAGATATACGTGTTTCCGATAAAATTGATAGTATCAAAGATATTATTAATAATGACGTTTATGTAAAACCTGCAACTAAAACATTTGTAAAACATATATCTGCATTTAATTGTAGATTTCGTGAAGAAGATACTAAGAAAAAAACAGTAATAAGTTTTCTTAATAAACTTACAACGGTAAATATAGATACTATACTAGCAAAATTAGAAAATAACATTTCAACACCATATGATACTGATATTATTAATGTTATTAATTTTATGCGCTTAGATATTAAAAATATTAAAAATTATATAAGGGTATTAAAGATCTTTCCGGATAAAGAAATAATATCACAATTGGATAATATTTATAATAAAAATCCGCAATATTGGGTAACACCAGATGAATATGTATCAAATAATGTATATTCAACTGGTTGTCCTGAAGAAATCTATTCGGGTTTTAATAAATGGAAAGATTCGCAATTAGTTTTAACAGAAATACTGTTATTTTATAAAGATATTAATTTTGTTTCAAATATTGCTAAGAATATTTTGGATTTCATATTAGCTAATACAACAGTGAGGGAATATATAGATCCTACATTAGAACATTTAGCAATATTGTATCAGTTAGTGAGTGATAAAGATTTAGATAAATTAATGACAATAGATACTATATCATCTTCAACAAAGTTTAAAATCGAAGGTATAAAAAATAAAAAATGATATGTTAATAAATTAACATTAAATGGATTACAACAAACCAGTTTTAGCATATTTACAAGATTATCACGACAAAGAAGATAATGTTTTTAAAAAAAATGCTTATAAAAAAGCTATTAAAAACTTAAGCGGTGTTAAGATTAATTCAATACAAGATGTTATTGCTATAAAAGGTATTGGTGTTAAGATAAAAGAAAAGATTCAATATGTTCTTGAGAATTTTGAACCTGAATCAATTGACGAACCGTTAGATAACATTTATGGTATTGGACCTGTTAAATTAAAGGTTTTGAAAGAAAAAGGTATTAATACCTTTCAAAAACTTAAAGATGCTTTAGCATTAGATAGTAAATTATTAAATGCTAAACAAAAGGTAGGATTACAATATTATGATGATATAGAAACTAGGATACCTTACGACGAAGTTTCAGCACACGATAAATATTTACAAAAGATTATTTTAACAAATAAAAAGGTAAGTGATTTATCTATTGTAGGTAGTTATAGAAGAAAGAAACCAACAAGTGGTGATATAGATTTGTTAGTTAAAGTAAAGAATAAAGAAGATTATATAGGTATTCTTAAAGAAATAGTAGAAAAATTACAAAAAGATAAGTATGTATTAGAGGTTTTGGCTTGTAAGGATAAAAAGTTTATGGGAATAGTAAAATTAGGAACTGTAGCAAGACGTTTAGATATGCTTATAACTTATCCAGAAGAATATGCGTGTGCTTTGTTATATTTTACGGGTTCAAAAGAACATAATATCAAAGTAAGAAATAAAGCATTAAAAATGGGTTATACGTTGAATGAACATAAAATGGAAAAAATAAAGAAAGATGTTAAAGATGTTCCATATTTTAAAACGGAGAAAGACATCTTTGATTTCCTTGAAATGGAATATATAGAACCACATTTAAGAGATTAGAAGATTGTAAAATAAAATATCTTACATAAATAAAAATGGATAATTCTGCGGTAGCTACTTTTATTCTTAAGATTCTTTTAGCTATACTATTAATAACTACTTATTTATATATTGAAAAGTTAGAACAAACCGGATGTGAATGTTCCGAACATCCTAATAGACAATTTATTAAGTCTTTTAGTTTATTCGGTGCTGTATTTTACTTAATAACTGTATTTGTAAATCCTGCTAATCTTGATTTTGGTAATGCATTTACAGCAATATACGGTGTTATAGACTTAATTTTCTTTATAATGTTAGGTGTATTTTTCTATTATACTATTGATTATATTCGTTATTTAATCAACGAAAAATGTAAATGTTCCGAAGATATGCGTAGAGAACTTATTATGGGTGGTTCTATCATTGAACTTATCCTAATTGTAACTGTATTTATTGGTAGTATGCTTATCCCCGTAACAGGCACTTGTATGGCAAGTGTAATAGATAATGCTGCTAAAACCAGTGCAGATATAAAGAAAACTGTATCAAACCCATATACCTCTGTATTAGAAACACCTAAAAAACTAACCAAATCTGCTAGTCAATTTAAAACAGTATCTAAAAGTTTAATGAATAAAGTTAATACTAAGGTTTTAAAGCAATAATCTTAAAGATTTAATACTCTTGTATCTTTTTTAGACTTTTTAGTTTTTTTTCCCACACTATTAATCAATTTAATATCTGCTGTATCTTCTATTAAAGAAGTTATCTCATCCTCTGTTACTGTTAAAGTTTCCATCATATTATCTTCAGTCGGAACTAAATTAATCTTTGAATGAACATTATTTATTATATCATCTACATCAGTTGTAGGATTACTTTGGGTTGTATTAAATAAATTAGAAACCATACCAAATAGATCACCACCTGATGATGTATCAGGCTTATTTCTACTAAAAGATGGCATTGCTGGTCCGGAAGGACCCGAAGGACCCGAAGGACCCGAAGGACCTGATTGCATACCAAATGGTCCGGATTGTTGTTGTGATCCACGCATATATTCCATAGCAGATGCTTCTTGGAACTTTTTCATTAAATCCGGATTTCTTTGTAACACTTCTTCTACTTTAGGTAATTGCGAATTACTAAACATTTTCTTTGTAAGATGAAACATAAAAGCACTTCCGCCTAGAGAAATTAATAAACGTAATTCTGGTGCCATATTACTTCCGGAATCTTTATACTTATCGTGTAATTCTTCAAATATATCATCATAGTCATCAACGCTTTCATGCACTTGTTCAGACCAACCATCTAATTCAACTGAAAAAGGATTATAACGAGTATTTAAAAACTCACAACCTGTTACAAAACCCATCATCATTTTACGTTGAAATCTAACAGACGCATCTATCTCTCTCTCACGTTTTATTCTTTCATAACTAGATCTCATTTCGTGAATATTAGAATTCATATTAAAATCATAAGGTACTTTAACACCTTTAGATCTTAAACGATCAAATTGATATAATATTTCTTTTTTTTCGGTCATTTCATCTTGCATATTATTTCTAGGTTGTTCTCTTTGCATTTGTGATGATTTAGGTATATCGTCAATTGATATTTCGGAAAAATCATCTGAATTACTACTAGCACCCATACTGGCTTGTCTAAAAACATATTTATCATCTTCAGCAATACTTTCTATTTCATCTGCAATACTAATGTCTTCACGTGAAGACATACTTAAAACATCATCAGATATCTTAGATTTATTAAATAAAATGTTATCATCTAATATATTAATTTTATTGTTTGGAAGATTAAAATCAAAATCATTATTAAGCTCAAATTCCATTTATACATTAAGAATAGATAAACACTTATATAACTTACGCATTTTTATAAAATAAAGGTATTTTCTACAGTATTATCAATTCGTTCATTAATTCTCAATATATTATGTATATTACTTTCTAAATTAATTATTACATCGTATATACCCCTATAATCATCATTTATTATTAAATTAGATTCATTTTCAATTACTAAATTACATCCAGTTTGTATAGGATTATATGCTATACTAAATGATCTACCAATATCATATGTAACTCTATTATCTAACAAATAAATATTACTTACTTTATTATCTAGTAAATTAGGAACTGTTAACGTTCCATAGTCACTTCTAACAAATCTTAAAGTTTCTTCTGTGTGTTCATATATATTACTCGCTTTTACTACTACTTCTTTAAAATATTCATTTGAAAATAAATTACTTATATTAATTGATGTTAGTATATTATCATTAATTGTAAATATATCAGGTTTATCAGTTTCATATATATTATATGATGGGGAGTCGACAAATATATTACTTAAAGTATATATATTTGTTATATCAATATAATAATAATACAATGATCTTTCAGTTAATACAAGGCTGTTGGTAGTTGTTAATGGTTCGGTTACAGTGTATATATACGAATATGTTGTATTACACAATGTTATTACCACATCATATGTAAGATCACGACCTATATTGCTAATTAATAGATTACAGTCATCGGTTTTTATTACATGATCTTGAATACTATCTTCAAAATAATGTATAATATTAAAATCGGTTCCTATATTAATATTACAATAAATATCACTTATTTCAAAATTAATAGTATCGGTTGGATTTGTTAAACCTTTGATATTACTACTATCAGCTTCAATTTTAAAAAATCGTAATGTTTCTGTATTACTGCTATATAAATTTGAAGCACTTACAGTAACATCTATTACATTTGATGCTGGATCAAACAAATTTGCATAAGCTGTAGCTTCTGATGTCAAAGTATTACCTTCAAAGCTAAAATATTGTGGTTTATTTGTATTATATATAGTAATATTGTATAAATCATAATCCAGACTATTTTTAAATACATTACTATATTCAGTAGATATACTATCATTTATTAAATTAAAATGTAATGAATCTAATAAATCAGGTCTTTGTAATATTGGTTGTGCTAAATCTCCGTCTTCAGTAATACGATATACGTAATGATAATTATTTTCATCTATAATTAAATCGTAATATATACCTCTATGTAAATTAGATATTGTTAAAATAGTTTCAAAATTACTTACAGTTTCTATACTACTATTTTTATAAACTATATCAACTGTATTCTCAAATGTTATAGTATGACTTTCATTATTTGCCAATATTATATTACAGGATACATTAGTAAGATCTAAACCTTCTATTGCTAAAAACTCAAAATTACTATTAATAAAGTGCAATGTTACTTCAGTTGTATCAAATACATTTGATACATTCACATATAATTGTGTATATTCTACACTACTTATATTACAAGATATTATTGTATTCTGTGTAAATGTGAAATTTTCTAGATCTGAAATGCTATGAATAATTGATGTTAAATATGTTACATTACTTATATTTGTAAATATATCCTCAAAATCAGTAGGTATAGCAGTTGTATCAACTAAATTAAAATATGTATATTGATTTTTTAGTATTGGTGGTCCTAAGTTTTCATACTCGATTCTAAAATTTGAATTTATTCGATATTCTGCATAATTTTCTAAATATACATAAAAATCTACATTACAATTATAGTAATTATCGTAATTAAAATCAATTATAATTGATAAGTCATCAGTATCAGTATCAGTATCACTTTCTAATATAATTTTAATATTAGAATTTGCAATACCTATATTAAACCGTTCAGTCAAATATGTTTGATCTATTGTAATATTTGATTGAGTTTTATCATCGTTTGTAAGTATAAAATCTGTATTATCTTTAACCTCAATTGCAGGTAATTCTATAAACTTATAGCTTAATTCTGTATTACTTGAATTGCTATTATTATTAAG